ATATTTCCCTACCTATTTGGGCGACTCCAGAATGGACTCTAATATCATCTGTTATAAGAAGAATTTTTTTTCTATCTTTTTGTTTAATATAACCTTCTTTCATGTTTTTTTAATGTTTTTCTAATTTAATGTTTGTATGATTACTTATTCTTTTTCTAAAATCATCATCTGTAAGATACAAATGTAGAGCCCGGTCAGCAAGCTTTTGGAAACTAAATTTTCTTCTTACACATTCAATTTTGAAATCTTCAAATAAATCACTTTGAACTTTTACACTAGTTAATGTCATTTCTTTATTTGCCATAATTTTTATTTTTGTATTGTTGGATATACGTATTATGAAATTAAAAAGCTACACTACATAATTCTTTTTCTTCTTTAAATGGGCAAAAAGTGCAATTCCATTTTGAAGGATTTGGTTTATGGTTTATTTCTTTATATCCTTTTTTATTAAATACTTTTTCTATAAATTCATTTAATGATTTAGTAGCCTTATTTAATTTTACTTTTCCAGAAGGAGGTTTAAATTCTTGTACTCTTTTTTGAGGATAATCTCCTTCAGTGTATACTTTTCTTCTAACAATGAAAAACTCAATATCAATATTTTTTACTGGAATTCCAAATTGTTCTGAAAAAAACTTTTTATATAAAATAAGTTGAAATTGTTTAATTTCATCTTTTTTAGTATAATCTCTCCACCCATTTGTTGATGTTTTTATGTCGATTATTTTAAATGTATTTGTAGGTTCATGGTATAATACGACATCCAAATAACCTTGGTATATAACGTGTTTATAGTGGCTATTAGGCGATAATACAATAGGAACCTCACATCCTACCAAATGCCATCCTTTTTTACTAAAATACCTTGATCGTTTTTTCTTTATAAAATTTAAAATTTCAACTCCATCATCATAAAACTCTCCCATTTCTTTAGCATCACTAAAATGTTGATTATTATTCTTTTTATATTGGGTTTTATATTCATTACGATAAGCTTCTTCAAATATTTCTAATAAATCTTCTCTATCAGCAGCAGCACCACTTTTTTCATACATTACAGTAAGATAATGTTGAAGAGCTTCATGTAAAGCAGTTCCAAAAACTGTATGAATTGTAGAACTAAATCGTTTTTTACCTTCTTTGTATTGCAAAGCCCATTTATGGGGGCACCCTAAATACATTGAAAATTGAGAGTAAGAAATATGACTATCAAAAGCATAATTTACCTCTTGGGGTTTATACTCTCTTATTTCTTTTACTATTTTGGGGATTTTTTTAGACATAAATTATTTTTTCCATTTATCACGTCCTACTAATAAACCAATAATTCCATAATTAGCTACATCTAAAAACGTATCTTCCATTCCTTCACCTTTAACAAAGTTTTTCCCATTTGCTAGTAAATTTCTTAATCTTGAAATTTTATCAGTTAACCTAATTGCTAATCCAGTTAATGAAAATTTTTTATCATTTTCTTTTTTTAAATCACCTCCTAAAGAAATATTTTGCAAACCATAATCCATATGTTTAGCAGCAAAGGTTTCATACATTTCTTTTTGTATGTTTTTAAATTCTATAGATAATTCTGGGTATTCTTTTTCAAATATATCAATTATTTCTCTATTTGTCATTTTAATAATTTTTTAGCATCTTTTTCATTTATACCCATCTCACCTAATATTTGTAATAATTCAGACTTGGCTATAAGAGGAATATAATCATTAGCTTCCCTTTTAGACACACCATAATACAAAGCTAACTTTTCAATTAATTCTTTATTATTTAACTTTTTTTGGTTTTTAATATATTTACTCCATGTTTTTTTTCTTGGAATAAATTCCTTATAAAAATCATAAATTTTAGATTTTTCTTGAGGGTTAAATTTTTGTGCCAAGTTAACTGTTTGTAAGTATTTAAAATTCATTGAAAGAAATCTGTGAACCATATAGGAATTCCATATTTCCCATTCTTTATTAGAAAAGGATGAAGATGGAGATTTGGTTAGAGTTATTTGCTCTAACCAACCCCAAATATTTTTGATTTCCTTTTTAGGCATCTATTAATTCCTCTTTGTATTCTTCTCTAAGTTCTTGAGGCATTGTACTTTTTAATATTTTATTAGTATCTGGGTCAAAAAATACGGGAATAGGCATTACTGCATCTTCTGATGTACCTGATACGAATTTAGATACTTTTCGTAAAATAACTCCTTGTTGAAATATTTTTCCCCCATTTGGAGTTGAAATACTTGTTGTGTTTTTAAGATCAATATTCATATTCATTTGACCTTGTTGTTCCTGATGTTGATTTGGATCCATTTGTTTTTAGTTTAAAATTAAATTATTTGATTTTTCTTCGATTATTTGGGCTATTAAAGCCATTATATTTATTTCTTTATCAATTCTAAATTGTGATTGATAAGAGTATTCATTTAAAAAAACTGCTACAGTTCCTTCCTTACCTGGAAGGTATTCTTCTATATTATCATAAAGAAAACGATAAAATTCTTCAAAATCATTTACATTAGCATCTGCAATTATTTGCCTAATTGTAGACCAATTTGGTGATTTTTTCTTTAATTCATTAACTACCTTTACCATATAATTAGAAGCAACTAATACTGATTTATCAACTACTAATTTTGAGTCTTTAATAGATAACTGAACAGTATTTAAACATTTTCTTAAATCAGGATAATATTGATTTACAATGGTAACAATATCTTCTATTTCATATGAAATGTTTTCTCCATTTTCTAAAATTGATGAAACATGACCTGCAACTTCCTTTTTACTAGGAGGAACAATTTTTAATACTTGACATCTTGATTGTAAAGGATCAATAATACGCTCTACAAAATTACAAGTTAAAATAAATCTTGTAGTTCTTGAAAATGTTTCAATTACATTCCTTAATGATGCTTGAGCTTGAATTGTAAGGAAATCTGCCTCGTCCAATATGACAACTTTGATCTGTCTAAACGTAGCAGCACTGGAGAAACTTGTGACTTTATCCCTAATAGTTTCGATGCCTCGTTCATCAGAAGCGTTAATGTATAAACTATCGCAGTCCAAATTGTTAACAATAAGCTTTGCAAGAGTAGTTTTACCTGTACCTGCAGGACCATAGAATATAAAGTTTTGTATATCATCTTGTTCTAAATACTTTGAAATTTTTTGTTTAATGTGTTCATTTCCTACATAATCTTCTAATTTAGTAGGACGATATTTTTCAACTAATAGTGAATGTTGTTTCATAACTTAAATATAATAACCTTTGTTTAAAATTCCTAATTTAAATACCTTGTTGAAATTCCCCATACATAGAGTATGTTCTTGGAGCTTCTTCAATAATTTCTTCTTCATGAGTTTTAATAGCATATAATTTACTATCTAAAGGGTCTAATCTATAAGAACCTTTAAATCCTGTTTGTTGATGAAAACCCTCTAAAGCATCTGTAATAGATTTAAATACTTCTTTTTTAGGGTCTTTAATAAGTACCCACTGATCACCAGGGGGTACTCTTTTAGCAATTAACTCATTATGTTCAACTATTTTAGTATCCATTAATACATTCCGTTTAAATGGTTATTATTATCTTCACTTGGTTCTTCAACAACTACACATTCTGTTAATAAAACAGTTCCTGCTACTGCTGCTGCATTTTCTAATGCTGTTCTAGTAACTTTAAGGGGATCAATAATACCTACTTCTTTAAAATTATCATTTTCATCAGTTTCAATATTAAAACCTTTCCAATCACCCTTTTCTGATTCTAATGTTTCACCATAAGATTGAGCTGTTTTTCCTGTATATCCTGCATTTGTTAAAATTTGTTCAAAAGGCATTGCACAAGCAGCATACACTATATCTGCCCCAATACTTTCTTTAGCATTTAATTCTTCATCAACAGGCCAAGTTATTGCTCTTCTTGCATTTAATAAAGCAATTCCTCCACCAGGTACAATACCTTCGCTTAAAGCAGCTTGGGTAGCATTTAGAGCATCATCAACTCTATCTTTTTTCTCATTTAATTCAGTTTCATTATAACCTCCTACATGAATAATAGATACACCTCCAACCATTTTAGCTAAACGATTTTGCAATTGTTCAGTTTCAAAAGGAGTAGATGAATTTTCAATTTGGTTTTGGAGATTTTCTATTCTTTCATTAATTGCCTCTTCAGTACCTTTACCATCAACTAAAGTTGTTTTTTCTTTAGTAACAGTAACTGCACGAACTTCACCAAACCAATCCCAACTGAATTTTTCAAGTTTCATTCCTTTATTTTTATCAAATACTTGACCTCCTGTTAAAGCAGCTATATCTTCTAAAATTAATTTTCTTCTATCCCCAAAATCAGGAGCTTTTATAGCACATACTTTTATAGTACCACGAGCTTTATTTACAATTAAAGTAGCTAAAGCTTCATTATCTATGTCTTCAGCTATAATTAAAAGAGATTTATCAGTATTAGAAACGCTTTCTAAAATAGGTAATAATTCTTTAACTTGAGTAAATTTATGATCTGCAATTAAAATATAAGCATCTTTTAAAGTACAAGTCATTGTATTATTATCAGTAACAAAGAAATGAGATTTATAACCTCTATCTAATTGCATACCTTCAACAGTTTCAAGATAAGTTTCACTGGAATTACTTTCTTCAATATGAACAACACCATCTCTTCCTACTTTTTCAATTGCAGTTGCAATTAATTTACCAATTTCAGGATCATTATTTGCTGAAATTGATGCTACTTGTTCTAGTTGATCTTCATCTGAAATATCTTCTCCAATATTTCTTAATTCTTTAACAACTTCTTTTACAGCTTTATCAATATCTCTCTTAATTTGGACAGCATTAGCTCCATTATTTAAATGTTCTAATCCCATTTTAATCATTTCTCTAGCAAGTAATGTTGAGGTGGTTGTACCATCCCCTGCTTTATCAGCTGTATTAATAGCTGCTTGCTTAACTAATTGTACCCCTGTTTCTTCAATTGGGTCTTTTAAATTAATATTTTTTGCTACTGTTACTCCATCTTTAGTAGATTTAACAGTTTCTCCAGGTTTTGAAATTACTACATTTCTTCCGTTAGGTCCTAGAGTACATACAACAGAGTCAGCTAAAGTATCTATACCGTTAACTAATTTTTCTCTTCCGCTTTCTCCTAATTCAACAATTTTTGACATATTTTATTTTTTTAAAATGGTAAATCTTCTTTTTTATCTGTAATTCTGGCAAGGATTTGGTTTTCAGGTCCAATATAATATTCATCTCCTTCATATTCTAATTTAGTAAAACCCATTGTAGGTAAAATTACAATATCATCTACTTTAACCATAGTATCAATCCATCCTCCTGTTGCATTTGGTTTACCTGGACCAACAGCTATAACTGTTCCTTTTTCATTTTTTTCTTTACCCACATCAGGTACAATAATTGAACCATATTGTGTTTCTTCTTCTTCTATTGGTTTTACAATAACTGCGTCAAATAACGCTTCTAATTTTAAATTCATAATACTCCTAATTTTTTATATAATTTTTCCATTTCATTTAACAAAGCTTCATGTCTATCAATGTATTCTTTAATCGAGTGATAGGTTCTATCTGGAAGGTCTAATTTAAACCTTGCAATTTTCTTTAAGGCACCTGCTAAACTACTGTAATGGCCAATAGCTTTTTCATAAGGTTTTCCTTCACTGCCAGGTTCAAGATATCTTTCTTGAGGGGTAATAGTTTCCATTACACTGTAATTGTATTTATCTCTAACGATAAAAAAGGGTTCTAATTCGGGATCTTTAATAATAAGATTACTCATAATTTTATAACATTTTATTTCCTATAATATACGGAAATGGTTTAAAACAACCAAACTCAAGGGCGCGTTTGGATTAATTAATTTTTAACAACTTTGGCTTTGCTTCTGTGGCAAAAGGAATACTAACAGTTAGTAAACCATCTGCAAAATTAGCTTTCGCCTTACTTAAATCAAATTTACTTCCTACTTTATATCCAACATTAAAGGAACGTTTAGCAATTCCTCTAGTAATATATTTTCGGTTTTGAGGTTCAGGAGATTTCTCCTTGTCATAATTGAATTGAATCATGTCTCCTCCTAGCTTGATTTCAATAGCATCCTTAGAAATGCCTGTGCAAGCTAACTCAAAGGTTAGACCTAAATCATCTTCAAATATGTTAATTGGGTGGTTAATTTTGGCTTCTATAGCCGGGATAAATGTATTGGTAGCATCAAAAAAATTCTTTACCC